GCCTGTCAAGCAGTAACCGCCATCGTTGAAAGTAAACCGATTACCGGCATTGTCTGTCCAACACCATAAGGGAGGATTGGTAGTGGATACTTTGGCTACATAAGAGCCGCCACCCATTGAAACGACACCCATCTTGGGTACAACCATTCCAGTCCTAAACTGCCCCATCTGGGTGTAACCGTCACCCTTGTCACCTTTGATTTTTATCGGTGTACCCCATGCTCCGTCAGATGCGGACGCAGCAACCTTCTGCGACATCCATATGGCGGTACTTGTCGCATTTGTATGCCATCCTCCAGTAGTACCGTTCCCGGTAGGTACAGAAGGTTGGGAAGTGCTGTCATTATAAGTTATAAACACGCTCAATCCGTCAGAGCCGGCTGCACCATCAGCACCGTCCGATCCGTCCACAACCATCAATGCCCATGCTGTTCCGTTCCATATATATACACGACCATTATTGGTATCCCGGTATGCCCAGTTGGTCTGAGGATTGGAAGGAGGTGTTTGGAGATCTCCTTTCCATACAATACTCAATCCGTCTTTCCCGTTCTTCCCATCAATTCCGTCAATAGTCATCTGATACCACTGTCCATCCTGATATACATATGATTTCTTATCAGTGGTATTCTTGTATGCCCACCCGTTCTGAGGATTGGAAGGAGCGGAGGAAAAATCACCTTTCCAAATGATGCTCGTTCCTGCTACGCCCTCAGCACCGTCAGCACCATCAAATCCATACTTCGCCCAAAGGGCAGGAGCACTGAATTCACTCCATATACCGTTTTTCTTCTCCCTCTCACTGATCCACTCATAAGGCAGAGAGCTGGAAACACCTACAGGATCATCATGCCAGCCGGAAGGTACATAATCGTCCGTCTGTGACGTGGAAGGAGTAGCAGGTTTACTCTCTGTTGTAGTATGGATAAATACCCTCTCATAACTGGTACCATCGCTTCCGTCCTTTCCGCTTTGAGCCAAAAGTTCATATTCATCGGTATTTATCTCACCCGTAAGACTGTATCCGCCATCATTGAAAGTAAACCGATTACCGGCATTGTCTGTCCAACACCATAAGGGAGGATTGGTAGTGGATACCTTAGAAAGAAACGAACTTCCTCCCATTGTAACGATACTCATTTTGGGAACAACCAAGCCGGAATACCACGGACCGCTATTGGTCACGCTCACCCCGTCCTTTCCCGGTGCCCCCGGTGTTCCCGTATCACCTTTAGAAGCAATCTCCAGCCAATCGCCGTTAGATCCCGGTGCAGCAGACGAACCATCCTCATTGATACACGCCCACATGCTTCCGTTATAAGACAAGCTGTCGTAGTAATCGTAATGTACGCCAGGTATATATCCTTCCTCACGGAAATTCAAAGTCTGTACAGGTGTTCCGTCCGGCTTTATCTGCTTGATAATACCTGTCATATATATATTATTCAGATACATGGAGTAACCATCCATGTTCAATCCGAATATATTCAGATTAGAAAGGTCTCCATATTGCAGGGCAACATTGGCAGCGGAGATCTCCCATGTATTCTGCTTCCACAACATACGGGTGTAAGTCCTTGTTTCGTAGACTGAGGTCTGACGGCCTGCATTGGTAAAGTTACCATATGCAACGAATGTCATCATTTCAAATGGATCGAAAGAAGAAGACCACGATGAAGATGTAGGACGCAACTGGTATTTGAATGTTTCGTTTCTTTCACCTGTGACTTCCGTGATTGTGAAATAGACCGTACAGAATCCGGCAAAACGCCTGTTGCCCTTTCCATCGTCATAATCCTCCGTAGCATTCCCGGTGATATTATGATAGATACCCATACAAATATCACCTACTGCGACAGCACCAATCTCACCATCTTCCAGCTTAAGCGTACATGTTTTGGTTCCTGTATCTACTGTTTCTATAATACCAGCTCCGGGCGCACGCCACTTGTCGCCCAGCGTGACCATCACACGATTGTATCTTAATTCGGGAACTTCAAGGAACCGGCGGATAAACATGCTCTCAAACTCTCCATGCCCTGTATCGAATATCTTGGCTCCGAATCCGGTCAAACCGCTTGCAAAACCATTCTTCCCGAAAACAGCACCGGCAAACATGCTGAGAAGGAACTTAGTGGAATCCGCCACATTCTTCCGCAAGAATATCTCTTTCAGCTTCTCCGCGCTGTTCTCTATCTCAGTCATTACACGCAATGCACTCATCACGTCTTCATCGGTGTAGGTGACATCCTTGTCACCCTGCTTCACGATACGGTTTATCAGATTTCCGGCTATTTTCAGACCTTTGAGAAAATTGATTATACCTTGCGCTTCATCATCTTTCAATGCGGACAAGAACCAGTTTTGTACAGGTGTATCCTCATCCAGCGTATATGCGGAGTTGGCATGATCGGCATTGGTGACATCACCGCCGCCACCGCCACCCTGTATAATAGTCACAGAGCGGGGAACATACTTCCCATCACGCTCCCTCGGTACTACCCTACTTATGATTCTTATATCTGACTTTATCGCCATTCTCTATCATTGATAATGTTACTGTATTCTGCTCGTAATCCCATACACCACTTAACAGCATGAATTTCTTACTAACCATAGAATTGTCATACAAAACCGTGAAAGGATGAATGAGATCACTGTTTTTTAATACCTGAGTTAACTTGATTTTGGTTACCCGGTATCGGTTAATGATACGCCTGATCAACGCTTCTTCGGGGCGTACAAGCGTACCTTCTATTGCCGAATACAAGTTGTTTGTTAAAAAATTGCCATTTAAAAGAGCTTTGCTGTACGTTGCCCCGTCTTCATTATAACTACTTATGCCAAATTCTATCTCGTCAAGTTCGGACATAAATTTTTCATTGACTACATTCTCGTATACACGATCCCCGTTCTCACCTTCATCCGTAACTCCGTCTTTTTTCTTATAGGCAACTCTTAGATTTTCTATATCAACTACTTTTATATATTTATCATTCTGATATGGGTAATCCGTACCATACAGGATTAATTCAAATTTCCCCGTCAGTGGCACAGAATCTGGGAACTCAATCACATATCCCGTAAGCCCCTCATACGGCATATCTGCCTTTTTCGTTGCACGCAGTTTGGTTCGTTCCACTTCCTCACCCACCTCTCCTATACCTATCGTAAATGTGGTTTCGCTATTTTGCCATTTATTTCCATTCCAGTAATGATCGCCAATACGTAATTTAAACCGTAACACATGATCTTCCGTGATTGTCACCTTATTAGGCTCTGCGTAATTCGTTGTAAATAAAATATCGGCTGAAATTCCTATCGCTGCATCCTTATAGACAGCTGTCACTCCTCCCACTCTTAATATAGGATTTCCTACAGCCGTACTAATTATCCTATACCTCAATAAAGACCTCCATGTGTAATTCTCCGAAATTATTGTATACAACGGAGTTAATCCATCCCATCCCTTAAAATCTATATCAGCCTCCCCGACTCTGTATGCGGTCATACCGCCAGTCATATTATAATTTAAATTAGCACCCATTACAGGGATGGCATCTTGTGAAATCTCTCCATTATCACCATATGCTATTGATTCCCATCGTTCTAATGTCAACCCTTGCACATTCTCCACCTTATAGTATTTGTTATCATTCCTCTTATCCGTCAAGTTTGTGAAGCTCCCATACATATCACTCACATCAAATCCCTCATCATCCACCAATTCATCAAAAACATTATTTATTGCCTTAACGGTAACCTTATTATATCCGGGGAGCACATCTATTGTATGATCACTACCACCGAAGCCGATATCCTGAAGCAATACAGTGTTTGGAGTAACCATCTCATAAGTGACAAGATCCTCGCCATATGAGAAGTATTCCCCTTTCCAATCTACATCAACAAAATACAGGCTACCTTCATAATCGTATAAGGTCCAATTAAAAAAACGACAAAAATACTCCAGTACCTCGTCCAACATCATCCCTTCTGAGGTGAAGTTTTCTTCTGCGAGAGTTATCTCATCGAATATGTTTTTCTTTGTCGAATAATTCACTTCTGACGATCCATAGACATAAGGTATATATATCTTTTCATATCCCCCATTAGCTGATCTTATAATGTACCTTAAGAGGTTTATCGCCGTTATAAATCCATTCTCAGTCTGTTTCTCATATTGTATATTCTCAAGCGTTCCTATTGCGCTTATGCAATCAATACTGATATTGTCCGGTGTAGGCTTATAAGGTTGCGTAAATTGCTCCGGAACAATATACCCCGTCCACATTAACTTGTCACCCTTGAACAACTTAACCGGTGCATATTGGTTGTTAATGCTAAACAGGTCTAGAAGTAAATCACTACCAAGAAGGGTCAATGTTGCCGTAGAACTTCTTATCGGCTCATATACAAAGTTCTCATCGTTCCCCTCTACGACAAATGCGCTTCTTGCGCCCAGTAATTCCGTCACCTGTCCCACATAGCCATCAATATAGACCTTTACATCATAGGCTGTGTTTCTGTAATTTTTAAAATGTATGTTATATCTCTGCCCCATATCACCACTTTATATTGTTAGCCTTCATGTAATTCCTTATTGTTATATACATAGCCTTACCGCTTACCCGTGCCTCACCGTCTACCGTTATGTGATTGGATCCACCACCATTATTAATCATATTGAACAGCTTACCTTGCTGGGACTGGTTCAATATCATCTCGCCACTGTTAACCCGTGCTATCATGTGATCACCGAAAAATGATGATCCTCCCACTATACCACCTGTTGCATATTTGGGAATATTGGCTAAAGCAGCCAAAACTGAAGCTATGGCGGCTACAGCCAAAGCCGCACCAACAAACGGAATGGAAGCCACAGACGAAGCGGCTCCGGTTACGGCTGCTTCCGTATTAGCCACAGATTCTTCCTTTTTCTTTGCATTAAGAGCATCAATAGCCGGAATCGCGGCAGCCACAGAGTTCATTAAGTTCCCGAAATAAGACAGGATAGAACCGGCGGCACCATCAGCCATTGAAGACATGCTACCAAAAGCGTTACCTATGGCACTTAACGAATTTGCGAAATCTTCGTTTTCTTTAATTTTTTTGGACAAATCAGGTAATTTAGCTTCATCTATAGCTTCATCCAAATCAATCTCTATATTTTTTATCTTTATTTTATCTCCACTCTCAATAGCCTGTCTTAGCTTGTTATGAAGCCCTTTTACCTCTTCATTAGCCCATCCTTCGGCATTAAATGCAGCTAATTGCAAATCCGTAGGTCCTTTCTTTTCCCCAGTACCCACAGTAGCCCCCTTGTTTAATTCCTTCTGGATATCACCAACGCCTTTTAATTTCTGTCTTTCTTTTTCAATATAATCTAATATTTCATCACGTATTTGCTTTTCGTTCCGAGCTAACATATACACTTCCTTTGATTGCTCGTAAGCCCGTTTGTCCCACTGTCCACCTCTCTCATTGTATATTGCCATAGCCTCTTCATAGGCTTCTTTTTTTTCTTCTAACGAATCAGCTCTCTTATACAGATCTCTTGTTAAATTCTCTTCCCAGTTCAAGGCATCTTCCCGGCTCATTCCTCCTTTTACCAGTTCGTTTATATCATTTATAGCGTTTTGAACTTTTTCTGATCTAAACGATTTCTGACCTTCGCTCTTATAACTAGACTCGTCCAAAGCTTGTAATGAAGAAAATGCCGTTCGTGCTCCATCTACAATATCAGCTAAAAAACCAACTACGCTTTGTAACATACCCGAAGAATTGTTTAGCGTTAATATGAAACCTTCCCAAGCAGATTGCAATGCCGCTATAGATCCTGCTAAGTTGTCATTATTGATTTTTTGTTGTTCTAATGCAGTATTTGTTCCTGTTATTCCATCGGTTAACTCTATAAATTTATCTTTTTCAGAAACGAGTGCCAAAGCAGCCGTTACGCTCTCTTTACCAAACATTTTCGTCATTTCTGTAGCGTTCATGTGCTTTGCTGCAAGGTTTTCCACAGCTTGTGACAACCCGACCACGGAAGGACGTAAGTTCTTGTCCGCACTACTTTCCAAAGTGAGAAATATATTACGCAGATTAGTTCCCGCACTGCCGGCATCCGTTATTTTAGGAGCAATAGCCTCTATCGCGGCTACCAATTCATTGAATTGTACACCTACAGAAGATGCAGCACCACCGGCATTCTCTATAGCCTTGTTCAGATATGGGATATCAGCAGAGCCTTGTTGAGAGGCTGCCGCTAAAATATTGATATATTCAGCAGCTTGGCTAGAAGAAGCGCCCATCTGATTTAGAGCTCCTGTTAACGCTTTAGCGGCCTCAGGAACATCTATTTCTGCGGCTTCTGCTAATATAATAGCGCTTTCCGTTACAGAAGATAAAGCCTCTTTATTTTTTAACAACTCTGGCATTTGAGATCCTATCAGCTTAAAGGCATCTACCACCTGAGATGCAGTCTGCGTGGTGGTACTACCCAAACGGATAGCCTCATCTTTAAAAAACGAAAGCTCCTGCGTTGTCACACCTGTTAAGGATTTCAAAGAAGATAACGACTTTTCAAACTCCATAGAAGTCCTTACCACATCCCCAATGGCTACCGATATACCAGCGAAAGCAGCAAAACCACTTAGAGCAGGTCCTATCTTGCCGGCCATACTTGTTATGCTTTTTTCAAAATTCCCTATCTCACCTTTCGCCCTTCTGATGTTCTTATCAAAATCAGCGGTGTTAAACAACAATCTTACAATCGCATTACTTGCCATATTCCATATTTTTTGCTCGTTCTCTCAATTCTTTCAGCTCATTCTCATCTATCTCTATCGGTTCCCGTTCCTCATCCCACGGGAATGGGAACACTGCTTCAGGTGTGAGGCTCTCCGTAGAATTAACCTGTGCAATTGCGTACATGATCATTCTTGTACGTTCCCATTCCTCCTGCTCCTTCCGGTTCATCCCCCTTATAAATGCAGCACACTCGTTAAAAGTCATACTGTCAAAGAAGTAATCAGGTGATATCCCTCCACGACCGACAACTTCTTCATACAACCTTATCACACTTACTTCTTCGCTCTCTTTCCCATCGCTTTTTTTTTATCATCTTTCCCGACAATCATACCGATTCTCTTGTTCTCTTCCTCTAAAACAGCCAAAAACGTTTCGAAAATGGACGGATCTAAATCACATGCGTCTATCACATCATCAAACGTTAACGGAAAATCCTTGTTATTTGCCATCAGCATAGCACATAACAGGATATAACTGTTAACCATCCTGTCACCGGAATAAGACTTCCCGGTAATTTCCTCATATATAAATAAGGCGCGCAGAGTATACCTTAATGTATACTCTGCATTGTTGATCGTTACTTTCTTCATAGCCCAACAGCTTTAAATCAACTTCCTGCACCTGTAGCCTTCTCCAGTTTCCCTTGTCCCTTAAACTGCGCCGTCATGGTGGAATTACTACCCTTGGCATCAGTACGGTCAAGAGATGTAATCAGAGCCTTACCCTTGTAATACTTCTGACCCGCCTTCGTAGCCGGAGAAGCCCAACCGTTTTCAGGAATACCGTCATTGGTCAAATTAGCCGGTACTCCCAAAATGATATCAACCGCCTCACCGGCAATAAAAGCATCATAAAGAGAATCAAAACTTTCCACATCAGCATCAGCACTCACTAACGCCTCTGTAGATGCTTCCCATCCCATCTTCGTGACTATCGACTCATCCCACATGCCATCGTCCTTGCTGGCGGCATCGCCCGTCTCTGCGGTAAGTGTCAGCTTGTGACTGGTTGCCAAAGCCGTAGCCTTACCGGCAACGAAAATCATAAAATCCTTTCCATTCAAAGGTTTTGCTTTTGACATAATCTATATAATTTAAAAGTTAAACAATTCCTTAAAAAACAGATTCTATTCTCACGAACCGAATCCGTAAAACAATTGATTTTTACTATGAATTTATTCTTAAGTGCTATATTCAATAAGTTATCTACATAGGCAATACATCAGGGTGTCTCTGATAATACACCTTCGTTAGTGCCTGTTTCAATTCCTGATAATTTTTAATAAATCCCAGCTCAATCCATTGGGCTATCTGTTGTTCCAGTTCATACATCTCACGTATCTTAGCCTCATCGCCAATCTTATTACGCATTTCTGATTCATGTTTGCCATACACAATGATATTGAGTGATTTTGCCAAATCACTAACTTTTTGCTTAAATACCTCCTTTGGAAGGATAGAACAAACAGCCGTACACATTCTGGGATATGCATCACCGGCAAGATTGCGGAACTTTATCATTTCGTCATAAACGAATTTTAGAACATCATATTTAAATGATGGATTTATCCACATTGCAAAATCAATAAAAAGCAGTGGATGCATCCATGTACCCGCATTATCACCCTTATTTGCTCTTGATTTATGATAGGGGTAATTACCCGTATCATAATTTTCCCTTTTCATTATAGTGTAAATAAACTCTTTAGTAGAAGACAAATCGAAGTAGTCATTAACTTCTTTCCTCATACCTTTTAATTGGTTCCACTGTTTTAATAATTCTGTTGCATTGAAAAACGCATCTTTTGTCCGTTGAACTACTTTAAACTCACCCATCGGACGTATCATAATCTGATTTGTTTTCATAGATCAATTGTTTTAAAATTAAACGAAAGAGTTATAGTAAATGCGTCTATATCCACCAAATAATCTTCAATACATGACAGAAAAGAACTATCAATGACCTCAAACTTATCATACCGGGCTGTCTTCCCTTCAATAGAGTAACGCACCTCATTAGCCGTATTCACAGCAACTTCATACGTCTTTGACACAACTACCAAAGTAGTGGATACATTATCCGCACAAGATCCATCTTTGGTCTCGTCCGGACCATCCAAAGAACTCGTAAAATTGATGAACGGATACTCCGGCGCCCCCACAGGGATAACAACCGGATATATCCTGTTCCCCACCGCTTCCGTAACAGCCTTATTAGACTGTATAGAGCTAATAATATGCTTGCTTATAAATAAACTCATCTTCCTTCACTTACTTCTTGTATTATTCTTGCAATCCGTTCCGACAATACAAGGCTGGCTCTAGCCATGCCGGATTCCGCTGCCGGCTGGAAAAAATTACTTGCAGACAAAGAGCCGCGATATGCCGATTTTTTCATTCCCTGACGTCTAACTTTCGTATACCTGTCTTCTGTCCCTGAATTTATAAACCGAAGGATAAAAGCCCTGTCCGCACCTCTATAGCCTCTAGACCTCTTCGTTTCCGGGCTTACATATCTACGTCTTCTTATGCCCGACACACCGCCGTTCGGTTTTTTATATAATGCCAGCCTTTTTGCATCTCCCCTATCAAGTATGTTAAGCATACCGCCGTTCCCGTCACGGTAAACAACCATCTTTACAGCCATGTACGCTCTTCCGGGATCTTTACCCATTGCGGCTTTTGCTGCATTACGCACATACTTCCGCTCCGGTGTTAATGCCCTTCGTACCTCTTTTTTTATCTCGTTTTTTTTGATTTCCTTGGACTTACGCATCCTTTCAAGCATGGCAATAACTTCGTCTCCCTCATAGACAAATGACACCCCTTTTATCTGCTTCCCCCGATTGTTCTCAAGGATTTTTTTCATTATTCCCATAACTTCGTATTTTTATCCCGGAGCCGTAGCCCCGGGTAAATAAATCATTCCCCTTCGGCAGGTAACTCTCCCAGCGTAAACGCCTCAGGACGCAATGTGGTAAACGCCCAATCCCCATTAAGGGTCAAGCGAACAACATCTGATGTGTCTTCCGAATAAGGATTGATTATAAAACGCTGTTCACCGAATTGCCCGATAGGCTCATATCCCCATGAGCCAAAACCAATATAGGTCTTATCATCTGTATTAATATAATTCGTACAGAAAACCGGAACACCAGCAATGGTATTATTTTCGATAATATATCTTCCCGTGTTACCCGGATTTGTCGGTCCTTCATATCCTCGATCGGTAGTTTCCAATACCGCCTTTGTGTATTCATCCATCACATAAGCCATGTAACTTCCCTCAATACCTTTCATCAATGGCAATGCTCGCATCAATACCAATTCCTTAAATGTCGGTGTCGAGTTGGCAAACTTGATAAAACGGGCATTTTTCTTTTCAGCCATAGTTTTTAACTCAGCGATAGTCTTTGGGGTGCCCGGACTTCCTCCCGGGAACGCGATCTCAGAAAAAGGTCCTACTAACTTATGCGTCTGTTTCCCAGTTGTAAACATCAGCTTATTCAGCGTCCGTGTTACAGCCATCGGTATCTGCTGCTTAACAACATCGTATGCCACCCCCTCGGTCTGGTTGATTGTCTGACTTGTAATCTTGATGGTAACACCCACTCTCTGAGGATTGGGTACAATCTTACCGATCTCGATTTTTTTGTCGGTCAAAGCTACAGCCTCCCCGGCTACCTCTGCTTCAACTGCCGAAACTGTCGGCCAACAATAATCACCCGCCAAACCTGTGCGTAACGGTAATCCAAGCTTAGAAATGATAAGACCTTCTTCCAATGCAGGGATAATGTCATTAATAGTAAGAGGGATCATCGGCTGCGCTCCCGTACTGATCATTCCTGTAAACTCACGCTTAAGCGGATGGGAACTTCTAGAATTGATATGCTCGCGCATAAACGCATCAAACGCAAGCTCACGGGCGGTGACTTCCACATATCCGCTCTTGTCAGCACACGCTATGCGGACATCCAAAGCATTCATCTCGCGTTTCAGACACTCGATCTCGTCATTCTCAGTATCGGTAAACGCACGTTTGTTTTCCGATTCAGCCAAATCTACAATCTCGTTAAGACGTACCTTGATTTCCTCTCGTCTGGTAATGTACTGTTGTACATTCACTTTCTTTCCTTTATTCATAAACAAAAATGATTAAAAAATTTTCTTATTCGCTATCTTTCTCAATTCCGCATATGCGGTTTCATTTTTCTCAATTGTTTCCCGTTTCTTCTGATCTGGGTGCAACACAATACCGGAAGCCTCCACTTCCCGGGCTGTGACGCTGGTCTGCACATATGCCGGATCAGAAGCTATAGTCATTTCAAAAACCTCGTCAATACGGGTAACGTGTCGTAACAGCACACCATCATCATCCTTGGTATACCTGACCGAAGAACTCTCATCGCTCCAGAATGTGAATGAAGAACCGGCTAAATCCCCTCTCTTTACCAACTCTAATGCGGTAGTTCCATCCTGAGTCGCTGGAGCTGTAAATCTATATCTTACACCCGTTTCATCCACAGAAAGCGAAAGCGATCCTTCACCCCTGTTCCAACGAGCCAGCAACCTCTCGCGGTTATGCCACAATGTCATCTTTATATCCATCCGCTTCAACTCGTCTTCCGTAATGGCTCCCGGCTCTATAATCTCACGGTAGTTATCCCAATAGTCCACAAGCATACGACTCTCAACGCCAAAGACAATCGCATAACCCTCGATTACCCGGCTATCACTCCCGTCCTCCGCCTCGCGGATCTTTGGCTGGAACTGGTCACCGGTCATGTATCTTACCTCTCTCTCCTTGGAATTATCCATATTTTTTTCTATTTATTTACAACTTTCAAACGCCCCTTTAGGAAACGCCTTTTTTATATCCTATAAATACCTGTTTTCGGCTTACCCGAAACCGCTTCCCTCATCCAATATGGAAGCCGTAATAGTAATACTCCCATCTCTCTTGGATCGGTTACACGAATCTATTCTGTAGGTTTTCCCATCCCATACCAGCCGACAACGATCAGTAACCACGGACATATAGCGCATCGTTACAACTACCGAACTGTTCATCCACGCTTCACCGGCAGTCAGAGCACGAGCGCCCCTTTGAAACTGCACATTAGCCCATACGGTAATTGCTTTCCGATATTGGATTACCTGTTCATTCATGCTACCACGGCTTATTTCCGGGGTCATAATATCCACTCTTTCCGTTAATGCCCCTGCTGATATCATGATTCACTTCTGTTTGATAATTTCACATAAGGCTTTACAAGCATTGATATAGTAAAAGGAACCATATTCTGGGTTACGGATGAAACCGGCTCCCTGTTCCGGAACAAATGGGCTACAAGTAGCAACATAGCCGATTCCAAGGCTTCGGGAAATCCTTTTCCATGAGCGTCCTCCCATGCCTCCAACTCTTCGAATGTGCGGTTTGTCATATCTATAATCACACTCTCACACGCCATGCCCCATGTATGCAACAACTCCAACTCTTCATCCTGCACATCCCTTATCTGCGCTTTCATTTTTTCAAGCGTCAGCACACGCAATTCTCTATTCATCGTCTTCTCCTTCCTTGTTATCATTTATTTTTGTAGAGCTTGCAACTGTTTCCCCAGACATTTTGGGGCTTCCCAATACTGCAAGGTTTGTGCTTATGTACACATCATCCCCCTTGTCCACCGGCGGACGATCGTCATCCCTACGTATGTCATTAACGGTTGCTTGGCCCGTTTCCAGACGTGTCTTTTGCCATCTGCTCTTGCTGTCAACGTCAAGGGCGTACAATGCGGACAAGTCGAATGTGTACTTGTAATCCATATAGGTATTCTCATCAAGTAATTTGGCGGCAAATTCACGCTCTATCTCGGTAATTATGGGCTGCAAAGCCTCAACATAAAAGACTACATTGGACATCTCTACACTCTTGTAGTTGGCGTTGGAATCGTCCATAAGTTTACTCGGTGGTATATTGAAGAACCGGGCAATCTCACGGATATTAAACTTTCTACTTTCCAAAAACTGCATGTCAGCCGATGACATGCTTATAGGGGTAAGCTTTCCGTCACCGTATACAGCCAGTATGTCCCCTCCACGGTTCAACGTGTCCTGAATATCCATTCCCATATTCTTCAATTGCTCGTCCTGATACTTTCCGTAGCCTTGGACAGTTGTGTTGTCTTGAAGAATAGCCTTGAAACGTCCGCCTGTGGCAAATCGTTTCAACGTTTCACCATCCGATGTGGCAGTAATACTAAGACACTGCTTGGCGTATGCTATGGTAGACATTCCCCAATATCCTCCGTCAAGACACATGTTCTTAAAATGGAGTATATCTTTCGGACCTACAGTCACACTTATCCCGTTGGTTATATCATCAATCTTATATTGATTAGCATATACATCGTAAGTTACCGAGCCGGGGGAACACAATATGAAAGATACGATCTCGTGGAACGAATTACGTACAGGGTAGATAAAGGCATTCCCTTGCAAAAGCAACTGGGCTACCGTATACTTCATCATAGTATATGAATTCATCCGATCATTGGGACGTGCCCCGAGCAGATAGTTTATCCTCTTCCCATCCTTCGTGTCGCTCAGCTTGAAATAGTTTTTCGCCCTGTCCTTACGCTTGTATTGGATAGTTAACGTAGCGGCAGAACTTGAAAGTAGATTCACAGCACGATATACTGCGGCTATATTCAATGCAGCCCATGGGGAATTCACATAAGCTATGTTCTCCCGATAATCTCCACCTGTAGATTTCGCTTTCCCATAATCTTCGTGCGCTTCCTCATCCGTCTTCTCCGAACCACTGTCTATGAATGACGGCAATGGTGCCGATTCTCTTTTGAAAAATCTGAAAAAATTGTCCATATATCAAGTTATAACTTCTATATATCGGACAATATGCTGTTTATGGTTACCTCTGTTCCGTATTACTGTAAAGCCAAAATGTCATCAAGGAGGCTATCGCACCGTCAATCTTAAGATTTTCCTTCCTTTTCAACGGTTTCTTATTACACATCTTATCTTCATCTATATAGCAGTTTCCAAAGTTCCAGAATAGGATAGGATTATAAGCAATAACAAGATGAGCCGGACGGCTCTTTGCCGCCAGCTCCAGCGATTCTACCGGTGATGTGAACGCCCCGTAGGTCTGGGGAACAGCACGTAGTATCTTGTCCGGGTTCTTCCCGTGTCCCAAAAGTCCCGCTGCAAGCGCGTTGCGTATCTCGCTTGCCTTGTAAGCATCATAGCCTATCCGGCATATAAACAAATTACGGTCACGCCTTAATATGTCGTTTATAATCATGTCCATATCTATGACAGCACCGGGGCATACTTTCAACCAGCCGCCATCTACCCACATCCTATAAAGCTCACGGTTCGGGTGGGTTTCTATTGTTTCTTCCGGTATATAGCTATCCATAAACAGATAGAATTTTTTATCTTCCTTATTATAAATATTGTAAACCACGGCGGAAAGGTCATCAGAAACAGACAAGTCAAAAGCCACCATAGCAGACGGTCTTCCCTTCACCTGTTCCAAATTGATGTTCATGGACAAGGAATGGGCGAAATTCTGTGTTATCCACGGTTTTACGGAGCCTGCAACAAAGACATTAAGTAACTTGGTTTTAAATTCTATCATAGCCTCAACGTTGCGTATCGCCTTGTTCCACATCTGGCGGTAATAACCCTCCTGTACCGTTATGCCAATATGCGGATTACATTTCTTCCACAGCTCCGGAGTACTCATGTGCTCATCGTCAAGCTCCCATTCATCCGGCATAAACAATGACGCGAATTGCGTATCATCGTCATATTCTCCTAAAAGGACTTTCTTCGCATTTTCCAGCTCTATAGCGAAAGGTCCGTCAGGTACGCGGCTTGCAGTAGTTATAATCACTGTCAGAGGCTCCCTTCTCATACCCATAGAAGACACCATAACTTGCATAAGTTCCGCACCCTCCGAGTGATCCTTCACATATCTCGCCTGCGCATATTCGTCAAAGATAAAAAGAGATGCGTTAAGACCGTCCTTTGCATCACCGCCCCCCGACAGACATTCCACAAAGGATTCTTTCCCGTATGTGTTGGTAGACCTCCATCCCAGCCATTCACGATTTGTCTTAAAACTGCGTCTATCCGGATCCAATTGATTAATAATACCCTTTATCTCATTAAAACATATCTTAGCCTGCCGCCCTGAATTCGCGCCCGTGTATGCCTGCGCGTTCGCATCCCCAAAAAGCAGGTCATTAACAGCAAGAGAAGCCGTAGAGGTGGTCTTTGAAAACTTTCTCGGAACGAACAGAATAGCCTCCCTTACCAGCCGCCTCAACTCCATCACACGCCCGTTGACGACCTTTGTTCCCTTCTTCCTTTCCGTCATATCTTCCACGCTGCCTATATCTTCCCATCTGTAAAACCCCAGTATAGAGGCAAACTGGAAATACTGCACGGGGGTTAGCTTATAACTGCGGCGTCCGTTTATCCCCGAAAATTTAAGGCTCTCATATAAGGCTACAAACACTTTCACTCTTTTTTTCTGAAACGTGTAAGTGTCCATCAGACGGAGGAATTTCAACACCGAAAGAACCTCGTACAGGTTATGCCCCTCCGGACAGGACTGCACGCCATATATATACGAAAAGAGCCGACCGTCTATTTTCCTTAGATTATACCTATCCAAATCAACAGATGTCAGCCTATCCGTATACCCTTTTTTCAGTGCTTTTTTCTCATCCCATTCATTCATCATTCGTCCTCTCCGTCATTCACATTATTGATATTCTCCATTAGTTTATCCAGCGGACTGGGGCCACGACTTCCGCCATCATCAGGCTTGGTCATTTCCATATTCATTTTCAATCCTTTCAATAATTTCATCAAAGGCGAAGCCTGTTCGAACGGAACTCTTGCCAAAGGGTCAATTCGCTTTCTTACATGTCCCTCCCGGCTCTTCTCTTCATACACGATATTATATCCATCATCCAAAACCTCCTCCGTGATTTTTTTAAACAACAGATACAGACGGGAAAATATATCAATCTGACAGTTCAACTCTTTGGAATACTTATTGACATCTTTCAATGTTTTTATAATCGTATCCCTCTGATTTTTTATTTTTTTGCTGACCGCCCGTTGTTCCTCGCTTTTTTTCTCCATTGTGTTAAATATTTTAATATTACCTATTTTTACAATATTGTTGTTATTCCGAGTAATCCCAAAGTGTCACCCCCAAATCCAAATTTTCAAAACTAGAATTTGTGATGCCTAGTGGGAGTGGATTTGAGTAATCCGGGTGGTCTTAAAAAAATCCCCCCCCCGTATTATAAGATAAACCTTTCCTTAAACCGGGATAATGAACGGTTCGCATTCTCTTTCACCTTAACTCTGCTATGTGACTTCATCCCTGCATGAATCAAAGAATGGCAATCATGGCATAATGACTGTAGGTTATCCACATCAAACATGAGAGCTCTCATTTCAGTGACTGTCTTGGCTGACTCACACGGTATAACATGGTGAACCTCTGTCGCTGCCATTATCACTCCATTTTGCTTGCAAGCTTCACATAACGGTGACTGTTCAAGTTTTCTTCTTCTTGTTTTTCTCCATGCCATGGAGCTGATCATCTTCCTGTAATTATAATCCCTGCTCATTTTCTACTTTTTTGTTTCTTGTTATAACCGGGACCATTCCGTATTTATTCTGCCCCATAAAACCACTAACCTCCGTAGATACATCATTATGTATACCATCCGATGATACAGGAGACATATCAAGTAACTCCTTGATGATATTATCATAACCGTTGACTCCTATATTACGTCCGATTACAAGTAATCGTTGTGCTAAATTCGGATATAAATACCGAAATACTTCCTCTAATACCTGCTCTTTTTTAGAGGAATGGTGCATTCCTTCCCCATTTTCCGTTATACAGCTTGATACATATCTCCTTCTGTTGGTAACTCTATAAATGAATACTGATGCCACTCTTTTAATGTCGTCATATGCCGACGGTTTAACAGTGTTTACCCTATCCTTCACAGCTCTAAGCCGCTGGAATATATCCATAAGTTCAGTTTCATTAGTATTAACTCCATTATATTCTGTTTCGCAATCGGCCTTTTCGATAAATGCTGACAGCAGATATTGCATCACCTCATATCTGCTGTTAAACTTATATTCCTTCACAATTTTATCCAATTTATCAGCAGCCTCCACACTTATCTTTGCCTGCACCATCACATGTTTCAATCTAGACTTATCCCTCATGATTCACCTCCTTTAATCTTTTAATTAGTTCATGCAGCACTCCATTACATCTATTTGCATTGTTCTTTTTTTACTCATATCTGTCCAATTTTAAAATTTCATCAATAGATGATAAAACACTCTCCAGTCTTTCCAACTGCTCAGAGTATTTCATAAGAAGATTTTCTTCTCTTTCCGTAGCCTCCCCTCCATTGTGAATATCATTATACTTTTCGTATTTTGATTTTACACTCTTATATGCTTTCTGAAAGAACGGAAGCAATATCTTACATTCCTCTTTGGTCATACAGACCGTTATCTCGTATGGAGATGAATACGATTTTCTAGTGCCATCTATGTGACTCATTTCTGTTCGTTATTGAAGTCATTAATATAACTACGCCCAGCATCAGTTGGACGATAAACAACATCACCAAATGGTCCAGCCGATTTCGTCAACAAACCGTTTTTTACCATTTCTTCTAAATCATCAGAGGGTTTACTATAACCACCCCATCCTTTTTTGCAGATATTCCTTAAATGAATAAGCTGCATCTTACTTAATTCTATATTCATTTGGTTCATATTTGTTTGGATTTACACTAATTCAATTATATCCTTCTTTAAATTAACAAATAAAGGTATTGCTGACATGCCCCCATTGTAATCCAACTGTCTTAAAGAGGGGACAACCTCTCCGTTGTCATCAATCTCATAATCTGCAATATAGGCTAACTTCTTCGCTTCTGGGACTAATATCCTTTCATTGTTCCCAAAAATATATCTTTCATGAGCAAGGACCGTTATACAGACCTTACTTCCAACAGGGAATCCTTGGTTGGATTCAATGTATTCCTTTTCCAACTGAATTTTCTGATTCTTCAATTCCCTTATTTTTGAATCAATATCATTTTTCTTTGTCTGAAATTCTTCTTTGTTCATTTTTATATTGTTTTGAACCATTTTCCTGATGTCAGGTAAATGGTAATTATTACCAATTAAATTCTAATTGTATTATCATCAAGCTATTAATCAACCTCTATAATCTGATATCTCCCTTTTTTGATGTAAATCTTATGGTTGTAATAATCCTTGATTACTGCATATCCAGACTGGGGCCTAATATTACCTGTTAAATCTTCAACATAAGAATTTTCGTAGGCTTTCACTGTTGCGCTGCCGTAGGCTTTCACTGTTGCGCTGTCGTAGGCTTCCACTGTTGCGCTGCCGTAGGCTTTCACTGTTGCGCTGTCGTAGGCTTTCACTGTTGCGCTGCCGTAGGCAAAAGATGTTGTTGTTACCTCATGGTATTTTTGTGTATAGATACCAGCTTCCGCTAGATCTTCTTCATCAAAATTGTCTTCTAAATATTCTGCATCTACTATTCTTGCTGTTCGTAACACCCAAGACCAGTTATCAGTAATAGCCTTAAGTATATCAGCCTTGCATTGACTCCTTAATCCCATCGCATAACCTATTTGACAGGCACCTGCTTTCTTGGCGCGCAGTAATAGTTCTTCCTTTATTTCTTCAAATGTTTTCTGTTCCATGATATTGTTTATTTTTCGTTATTTTGATATTTCGATAATTCCACGCCTTGCGCATTCCTCAAGCAAATCCATATCCTCCTTTTTTATCATAGCTCCTGTCTTACGATTCACGCTCACATAAGGCTCAAACCCAAACCTCTTAGCCATCTTCTCTATTGTGGTACGATTCCATGTATTCCATCTGATCACCACAACTACTTTTGGATCTTCCATGCCTGTACACTGTTAAACCATTTTTTCTTCCCATCCTTATCCGTATATTCTTTGGCGGAAACATTGAAGTATACTGTAACATCATCGCCAACACAAAGCGGTTCTTTTATCGGGCCATCATTGCTAAACATGGTGAATGCCATTGATTTTCCAAATTGCGTCTGTTCGGTTATAAGATATTCTCTTATCTCGTAATCCGTTCCCTGACGGGTGGTTCCTCTCCTTACACCCAAATCTGCGGTGATTCTTCCTTTGATTTCACACATCATAATATTTTCTCCTTTTTCTTTACTGCTTTCCTTAAGTCGTCCCGACTACCCTTCGGGCAGTATAAGACAAGTTGCCGAAAACCGTTAATTTTTAATCTTTTTATTACTAACTTACTGATTTACAATTATTTAACCACGCCCCATAAGGTGCTTTTTCCTCTTATGTAATTATTTGATAATCAGCTAGTTATATTTTTTAATAATTGGCGTGATTGAGGATGCTTGAAAACAGTTTAGTAATTTTTCCTTAAATTCCTGCTCCAATTCACCCATCACTTCCGTATATTTCTTCTTCTCCACATCCCACGAATTGGCAAACGTGCGTAAGGTTTCCCACTGCTTCTTCGTGAGTTTTCCTTCCATATACATGATCCTGTACCGTTCCTTGTATCTCGTGACACCAATCCTCTGTATTTCACGGGCTTTCTCTAGTTGGGATAGCTTGACACCTTTAGCAGGTATAATCTCCCGTTCAAACCGTATCTCTGACCAGTCCTTGTAAAAGATCCTAGCCATCTTGTTTAGCGACACATTGTCTATCAATTGGGGTAGCGGTACCGACTGATGCTTGTACACCGTCTCAATGCGGAGAATATTGCTGCCTACCGTCCTTTTCTTCTCCTTCGCCTCGTAAGTCTTATCATAGATCTTCAATATCTTGCGGTAATACTTACTCTTCTCGGTCGTCTTCTGGCGATACTCCTGATAGTTGGCATCATTCCACAAGGTACGTTCCGCTATGCTGTCCACAAGTCTTATATACTCATCTGCCGGACGGATCATCTTCATTGTAACCCCTATCTCATAATAGGTCACTACTGCATTCTCCGCTTTTACGCACAGCCTGAGCAACAGTTCTTCTATTGTCCTTACTGCCATTCGGAAGGTCATCGGGCGGCTGTTGTCCAGTTTGCCCGATTTCCCCTTATGGTATAGCTTGCAGACCGAGCAACTGCACTTCAAGGTGTCACCCCTTATTTCGATGGTACATCCGTCAAAGTTGGAGTATGCAGACGACTTGTAGTAGATCTCATCATCCTCCGAACATTCCTTAAGGTAGTTCTTCAGGACTATAGTCTCTATGTCGTTCACATCTATCCTTGCCTTTATTGTTATTCGGTCAAACATTTTATCGTCAAATTTCGTTCTTTCAAAATCCGGTTCACTTCTCTCTTGTAATGGGCAATCAATGCCTCATACTCAAATGCGGTGTACTTCCTTGTTTCGTATTTCATCGATTCAAGTATTAACACCTGATTCTCTCCGTACTTCCTCACCAATCCTCTTCTATAGCCCTGCATATTGCCTTCATCAAAACGGTTGCAGTTACGGCATTGAGCGTTACAATTTACCTCACTGTAACGGGTTGCCATGTGCTGGCGGTTGATGTAATGGCCACAATCTGCCTGTGTGATAGGTTTTATTAAACCGCACGAGATACAGCGGAACACCGTAGTATTAGGTATCATATCCCTTAATCTGATATATTGGGAAAACACAGCATCCAGCTTCTTTTTCAAGTTCGCCGTGCTGCTAGTTTTTGCCGGTTTCTTTTTGGATAACATTGGGCTTATATTTTATAATTTTGTTCAACTGTTCCGGATTACGGAATCTTATCGCATATCCGTGCCATTCCTGGGTACTGGATTTATACGGGTATTCTTGGTATTGTGCCGCAAACTCCTTTTCCGTCAATAGTGCTATATAAGCTTTCCATTCTTTCCCCTTGTCCCAAAATATGGTCAAATCCCCCAGTTCGGGAACCGTTTCCATTTCACCGGTAATATCCAACAGGAAATCCTTGTGAATCCTCTTAAATACCAATGTAATAAATTCATCAGATTCCATCTTTTGGTATATTTCGTATTTCGATAAATCCGGAAATCCATTCTTTTTCATATTCGTTTTTTTAATGGTTCCCGGATAGGCGGTCAAACCACACCGGGAGAATAATTGATATAGAATATAACATACAAGAGGACTCGCACCTCACGCTACCCTTTAATAGCGGCTTTGGTTAAGTAATTGATTAATAAAACTTCCATTTGAAGTTGTGGGAGCTACGGGAATTGAACCCGTGACCTATGGTTTTGCCGGCCTGTATCATGGAACACACAAAAACAAAATAAAATAGATTAATTACCCCTGACCGTTAACTGCCATCGCTCTGCCACTGAGCTAAGCCCCCATGTGCCGGATCACCTTCACAGGCTACACCGGCTAAAACCTAAACTAAAACCTATTACCATGAAAAACGAAATAAATGACTTATCTTAACTCGTCATTATGCTTCTCCTTGTGGACTATGATTTCCCTTACCTGCGTAGCCTCTATTTTCAATATCTTCCAATCTCTCACGCTCCCCTGCATACACTTGTTTATCACGTCCTTTACATCTCCGGCTGTTTCGGAAGATACCATATAAGTGCATTTGGAAACCTTTGTACGTCCTTTAACGTCCAACCATTCCAGCCCGATTACGACTTTCCACCAAACAGCGCTCTCCGTATCGCATTCGTCATACACAGCCTCTATGGCTTCTCTCTTTAGACTGATAACCTTAGGCTCTTTGTAAACCGGGAACTTATCAGCTACCAAAACATTTTCCGCTTCGGTGAATCCCGTGGCATCCACTATGAAAAGGTGTCTTACCTTCTTATCCTTTCCCCTGCTGTCGGTAGTCTTTCCTCTGACTATACCGGAAAACCATTCTTTCATAACTATATTATTTTAATTGATAATCAATCGCCAAACTATCCCAATGGTTACGGTTGCTCATGTACTCGTCAACTAACCGACTGTCGGAAGGATTGCCCAACTCTGTCTTTAATACCTGATACACGTTGTCCGGCATGTTATATATGACAGATTCATTATAGTCACACCGTCCGGCAATGCCTAGCAATAAAAGCAATGCCACAACCAATAATGTATACTTTGTTAACTTATTCATAATCAAACTCTTTTTCTTGTTCTTACCTTTATCGGATTATTCTTCGTCCCTGTACCGAACCATTCAAGACGATAACCTTTGATGCGAAGCCAATATTTAAATGTTCCTATGTCCATTTGCATAACTTTAATTCTAAATTGATAAATACTTCCCCTCTCTCGGACTGTGATTTGTCTTGATAGTCTGGTCTATCTCCTTCTGTAATCTTGCTATCTTAACCAGTTCTGCCGCCCACTTGATACGGTTCCTCTCAAAATCACCACATAGCATCGCTTGTGCGTAAAGATCAGCCTTTGCCTCGTGCGCATCCAGCTTTTCTTGTAAATCCTTTGGAATACGTTTCTTCCCTTGACCCATATCTCACCTCCGTTTTTCCGTGAATAAGCTCAATGCCATATCAGCATCTACTACAATCATTCGTCCCACTTGGCGGACCGCTTTCTTTATGATGCCCGACTTAAGGCGGTATGCCGTAGTCTCGGAACAATGAAACAGGTCCATTATCCCTTTTATGCCATACACCAAGTTCTGCCCCGTTTTGGCAGGAGCAACTATTTCATTCTTCGGAATCAAGCTGCCAAACAATTCCTTCAATTCGCCCACGGTTAAATCTATCAACCGGGTATCATCCGTTATTCGTCTTTCTAATGGTATCATACCTTCCCCTCCTTGATCCAGTTATAGATAGAATTTACGCGATTTATAAAATCCTTGTCGGAGGCATCACCTATCATAGCGGCAATTATCTCCCTCCTTAACTCGATATCACGCTCTCTAATTTGTACATCCCTTATTCTGTCCACACAGGATTTTGTCTCTTCTTTCAACCGTGAGGCTGAACAGAATGCACTTATTGGATTATTATTCAGCACTTCGATCATATAGCGCGCTATATCTATAGCATTCATCTTCTCAATATACCGTATATCAAGATCAAACTTAATCCCGTAGCACATATCACCATCATCAAGCGTAATCCCATGTTTACCCTCGTTGGTTTCGTCAATTGTTAACACCAATCTCTTTTTCATATCCTCTAAAAGCAAAAGCCCTTGCCGTTCTCAATCTAATGTGGTGTTGATTGGTACTAAGCAAGAGCTTTATTTTGATATCCTAAAATAACTTACGGTAAACACCACTAAACCGTATCGTCTAATTTTTAATCTGATTCTTAGGATATTAAAAATGTCTGCACTATATTTGCAACGGATTTGGATTGGATAGTACGGCAAATAGTCGTACAGCCATTTTTATACCCTTTTGCAACCGCTTTTTATTGGTTACGGATGCAAAGTTATATTCATTTGAATAGAAAACAATAAAAGCAGCTTAAAAGTTTTATTCAAAACGAATATTTAGAAATGTTTTAAATAACACATTGTAGACTTATGATAGATAGAGTTAAAGAAGTTTTAAGAGCTAAATCTAGGTCAGTCAGAGAGTTTGCTGAATTAATAGGTGTAAAACAAGTTACCCTCAATCAGCAATTAGCTGGAGACAGGAAATTAAGCCTTGATATAGTTCAATCTATTTTGAATTCATTTGAAGATATATCGTCTGAATGGCTTCTTCGCGGCGAAGGTGATATGATTAAGCCTCAACATGAGCAGATAGTTGAGCCTCAACCCGCACTTATCAGCGCAGAAGGAGATACACCCGAAGCATCCATACTCTATCATATATATAATGATACCATAAAAAGAATGAAAGAATTGGTGGAAGAAAATATCAATCTTAAGAATCAAATAACTGAATTATCTGAAGGAAGCGAAGAAATAGCCAATCTACTAAGAGAAGTTCGAAGTGACAACAAAAGGCTTGACCAAGAAAATAGGGAATTAAAAATAGAAGTGATGATTAAAGATGCACAACTTTCTGAAAAAGAAAAAGCCGTATCAGACTATAAAGAGTTACTAAAAGAAGCTATATAAGCAATAAAAAACATTTTATGGATAGCTCATAATTTTTCAAACAAAATATATCATTCTATTGTTTTAATTAAGAATTATCGCAAAAATAACCAAAAAAACAATGGAAACTAATACCAAAGCACTTTCTATTATAGTAATAGAACAGGAAAAAGAAATAAAAGAACTGAGAAAACAACTTAATGCCGTTATTACGGCAGCATCTTCCAGCAAATGTCTAACCTGCCTGCTTAAATTTATTAAAATCAAAAACAATTAGAAATGGCAAAGATCTATTTTTTATATCTTTTGTTATGCTATACTACTCTTTCTTATTCACAAAATGATAGCATTAAATCTCATATTACTAGAGATAGTTCTTTTCTTGAAAAAGATTATCTTTCAACATTAGACGCTTTATCACATACGTCTATCATCAATAAAATAAAAAATAAATTTCCTTTTATTATAGAAACAATAAATACATCACTCCCTAACTCTGTCGGAGGAGTTGATTTATCGTTTTCGGGAATAAATATCACGAATAAAGATATTAAATATATCTATATAAACGGATATCCTATCAATGCTGTTGGAGATAAATGTTTTTGCCATATTAGAAAACATTCCAACACAACCTGCAAGATTATCGGACCTATCAAATTTATGCAATATAAAAATGAAACATTTAATAATGTATGGTATGACTCTACTATAAAAGAATTTATTCCTACTTCTATAAAAATTCAATATACAGACGGAAGTCTATCAATAATGAATCAAGCAAAAATAAAAGAATCCAAAACTTATTCGGATTTGATTAATAAACCTGTAAATCTAAACAATCTCCCGCTTCCTTTTGGAAAATTTTGTTTATTTGGACATGGTTTATATGATGAAACTGAATTTCTTACCTCCTTCACATCTATATTATCTGATAAAAACAACTATATAGATATCTCAGATAAATGTTTTAGAATATATAAGAATGGAAATCTATTATACGAATTTTATCTATCGTCTCTTCTTAAAACGCATATAGACTATTCTTTATATGAATTTAATAGTAAAAAAACATTTTCTATTAAATGTTTATTCCACAAGAATTCATCAAATACTCTATTTTATTCGGTAACAATATCATCAGAAAATCAAAAATCGGAAGTTTTTTTCTTTTCTCTAGCTAATAACTAAATATTTTATTTATCAAATCATGAACATCAAACGAAACTGCATCTTTCTTCTGGACAAGGAGAAAGACAAACCTGACTCCAAGCTCCGCTACAGGATCAAGTGGGACGGAAATACCGTAGCCTTCAATGTAGGCTACCGGGTGGACAATAACAAATGGGTAGCCGAAGCCCAAAGATGCAAACCAAACACCACTCATGGAAAGAAAAAAATCTCGGCTGCAACTATCAATTCGGAGATAAACCGTCTTGAAGAAACTGTCAACGACACCTTCTTCTTCTTCGAGCAGACAGGACACACGCCCACGTCTTCCGAATTCCGGGATGAAGTGAACAGAAGGAATGGGAAGATCGTAGAAAAGGAGGAAAAAACAATCTTCGATTACTACCAACAATTCATCATTGAACAAGGTAAGGAAAACAGTTGGTCAGAGAACACATACAAGAGACACAAGACCACAATGAACCACCTAAAGAAATTCGCACCCGATCTTACTTTCGCGGACCTTACCCATGAAGGACTATCCCGTCTTGTGGATTACTTTATGAGCATAGAAGTGGACAATGAAACCGGGATGAAGAATTACACAGCGAAGAAGTATATCAATCTGGCAAAATGGTTCTTGAAATGGGCATCAGAAAAAGGATACAACAAAGAACTTTCATTCGTCACTTTCAAGGAGAAGCTAAAGACCATTCCGGCAAAAGTGATATTTCTTGAATGGAATGAACTCATGAGTGTATATAATGCCACATTCCCGAACGAGCCTCATCTCGAACTAGCGAAGGATGTGTTCTGTTTCCAATGCTTCACCTCGCTACGCTATTCTGATGTAAAAAACCTCAAGAAAGCCGACATCTATGACGGATATATTACCATCACTACCATTAAGACGGACGAGCCGTTAAAAATCGAACTGAACAAATATTCTAAGGCCATACTGGAGAAATACAAGGGCATAGAAGGAATATACGCGCTGCCTGTGCCGGTCAACCAAAGGATGAACAAATACATCAAAGAAATATGCAAAGCCTGTGAGATTAACGAGCCTATATGCAGAACATATTATAAGGGAGCAGAAAGGATAGACGAAATTCATCCCAAATACGAACTGATAGGAACCCATTGCGGCAGAAAGACCTTTATCTGCAACGCACTCATGCTGGGCATAGCCCCCAATATCGTAATGAAATGGACAGGTCACAGGGACTACAAGTCCATGAAACCATATATCGACATAGCTGATAAGGCAAAAGAAGAAGCCATGAACCTTTTTAACCGTTAGTCCCTTAATTAGTCCCTTTTTCTTTAAAAACACTGATTTTCAGTATCATTTGTACACCCGATGAGAATCGAAATATAGACGGTTAAACCTGTTATCCCCGTTCTAATGCCTTCTAGATGGCTTTTGAACGGGGATATTACTATCAAAACCTTTCAAACACTGCCGTAAACGGTCCCTAATTTGGTCCCCGATTTTCATCTATCGGGGACTATTTTTTAGTACATATTCCACCATACAACAGCCAGCAGGCGACAGAAATCAAAATGGCTCCTATCGTCCAACTGATCCAGCAATATGTCTATACTACGATCCATATTGCATTGCGGTCATATACTCCCATATCTTACCTTGTGGTCCATCCTCGTCGGCAAAGTAGAACTTATGAGCACCCTTGATGATCTGCGATTCATCATAGATAGAGCACAGATCCGAATAAAAGCTATTAAAAGCTACGTACTTATCCCACTTCGTCGTACCAGAAGGGAAAGACAGATTTTTGGTAGCGTCCTCCACTTGGTCAGCACTCCAATGGGCACCGTTCTTCTTCTCACCGCCCGGACCTGTATAGCGGATTCTCTCAATATCCATTTCCGCAAAATTTTTATCGTAGTGCGGACCGTACAAGATGGAGTGTTGCTTGCGCATAAACTCCCAATACATTGCTGGGTGTTCCTCTTTCAGCACACACAGCATGTCACTAAGACCGTCCACGCTCTGCCACATTGCCTTGTCAGAGGCAACACCGTTAGCCTTTGCGTTTTTAATTAAATCCTTGTATTCCATATTCAAATATATTAAAGTTACATTTTGTTTTGTTTCATCGGATGGGTGCTGACACTTTGAGTGGAATTTTTAAGTATTTTTTCCTGTCTATTTGTAACAGCAAAGTTCAGTTTACGCTATCATTTTGATTAAATCTATTCTATTAGCAACTTCTTTAATTCCATCAAATCCGCATCTGTTATCTTAATCGCACCCGTCTTGCCAAATAAAATGCTTGTTATCGGATTGTCCGGAAGCGCAAAACGGATACTCCCCTTTCCTATGGTTCCACGGATAAAGCCTTTACCAAATGGCATCTCTTCCATCTCCCGAAGCATGGAAAGCATATCGTTAAAAAGTAAATCCGCATCCACATTGCCATCCTCATCACACAAAAACAAAGCGGCATTATCTATCATGTCACCTATCCCGTCCTTTTGCTTTGCAAGAAAATTCTTCGCCCCTCTCTTGAGATACACAGATGCTACCTTTAATTGAGGATTATTCAATACAAGCCCGTCTATCCTCTCGTCAATCCATAGCTGCAATGAGTCAGCTAGCTTGTCCTTCAGTTCTGTTATATTCTTCTTAACCTCCATTACTTCTTAGATTTTTGTTGCGGTTTCCCGTTTTTCCAGTCAATAAACTCCTGCCATGTCATATCGCTATGTTCCGTAACGTATTCACGGAATAAAGCATCTCTTCTCGCTGTTTCTTCCTTGGCTATCTTAGATGTCCTCCTGACAAATGACAGCTGCTGCTCCAATACGGCCTTTCCTTCCGCAGAGCCCTCTATTCTGCCCTTGACAAGAAGAAGGACCTCTGAATTAACCATCTCCTGAATGGCCATGCTGTTATCATAATATTCCTTGTTGTTGTTAAGCACGGCTCTCTCCTGATCATTTAGCGACGAAACAATACGGTCTATCTCATCCCATATCGGGGTAGGTGTGGATACTCTCTGTTGTTGAGTGATGCCCGGAATCTGTTTCAACGCCTGTAGCTTCTGTGTATAAGCCTCATTTTCCTGTGCCAGACTTTCCAAACTTCTGCCTGTCGATAACAATGGATCGCTTTCAAACATTCCCATAATAATACTTTTGTTAGTGGTTAATAAAGAAAGTGGCATCGCCCCCGAAGGGGCTTACCACTAACGTTTCTTACGCTTCCTTATGCGCTTGGAGCCGTGCTTGCCTGAGTGCGGCAATTGCATCCGTAAGGGTTCGCCCCCTCCAGTACGTTCACTGTCGGGGTTGACGGTAAACCCACTACACCATAGATTGCACGACAGGTCTTGCGGTCCGTATAGCACATACTATCCTTCAGGACACTTTCCATACCCATCTGTATGATCTTGTTCTGATACAGGTTAGCCACTTCCATTCCGTAGACTTTCTTGTCAAGCTCACAGAACTTGGCGGAGTAACGTTCGTTCAGTGTGTCGTACAGGTCACGCTGTCCTTTGTACAAGCCGAATGCGGCTGTATTCAGCTTGTCGTTCATGTTGTCGTAGAGATCACGGGAAACCTTATAGTTACCGAAATCACCCTCTACCTGTGACTTGTAAAGCTGCCATTTCTCGTTGATATCAATCTCACGATGATTATACATCTGCTCCTGAGTGTTGACTTTAATCCCCCAAATGGTGTTTGTTAACGCCAAAGCCTCATCACAACCTTTCTCCCATGCCTGGAAAGCGGTAGGAGCAACACCGGTACGACCGGAAATAGCATCACTGACTGTGTTGATATTCACGTTTTCAGGCATACCACCGCCGATACCTACACCACGACCACGCCCCCACAATGATAATACTCCCGCACCGATAGCGATACCGAGAGCGGTTCCGGCTAGACCTTTTGAAGCATATTCCTTCCTGTCGTTGTCATGGACATACTCCTTTTCTTTAATCACTTGCTTTACTTCTGCTTCCATAAACTTATAACTTTTTGGAATTACGGTCAATATTGACCGCTCACAAATGTCCGTACAAGTCACTTGCAGATAAAGTAATTACTTGCTATATACTTGCTAATTACTTTCCAATTGCTTGCAACTGTCCATTTCCTTAATTTTTGCCGATTCGAGCGAATAAACGATACACCTTGTCGGGTACGGTTGATAAATCTGCCAATTTCATGATCAGTCAGCATTTTGGACAACGCTAACACAAGAAGATATCTTGCATCGGCGCATTCCTCGCGATTGCTGGCTAATATGTCAGCCTCAACAAGACCGGTAACATCACACACAACACCTATTATATCCTTATACAGTTCCTCTAATTTCATTTTTATTCGGTTTTTGAAAACAAAACACCCGAAGTGTTTGTTATTGCCAATGAAGGCCGCAACAACACCACGGGTGTTTATCTCCTTATCCGACTGTCAATCCTTTCAGGAGGCGGCTTTCTTTTTTTTCTAAGCCGCAAAAGAATCACTTTTATTATATGAGTTTCTATTATATGCCACACTTCTACCTGTGGCGGATAATACTTGATGTTGCTATCTCATCTTGCACCTCCCTTCTTCTTTATCAACCAAATGACTACGATTAGTAATACTAATATAATACCTATAGATAACTCTCCTAGTTCTATTTTTGTTTTTTGCCACCATGTTAGCTCTTTCTCTACCGGGTAAGGGACTTGAACTTCGCGTACACGGTCAACATATAAGGTATCTGTTCTTCCTCTATCCCTGTACTGCGTGCGCCATCGCTCAACGAATACTGTGTCACCCTTCTCTCGAATGTAGATAAAATCCTTAATGTGGATTGAATCTCTCTCATGCACGGTAAGATAAAGACTGTCAGTCCTTACAGTCTCTACCGGCACATACTTTATGCTCCGGCATGATCCAAACAGCAATAGCAATACTATCGCAATCGCAATCCATATATAGATCCTTTGTCTCATAGCAGATCCCATCCCTTATAGATATCCTCCATTACGGCAGGAACACCATTTTCAACATAAGATATAGCAGCGGCCAAAGAACACATCGTATCTTTATCCTCAATATCCGGAACATATACTGAAGGTACCTGCATATCCTGACATACCCGTCTGATGTAAGCCCCTGTATTGTTCTCTGTCTGTGGAGCCCATCTTGTAATAAAGTCTGCAATACAAACACAGTTGTGTCTCCTTCTGTAATTCTGCAATGTACGGATTAAAGCACGATAACCCCATTTCATTTCTGCAAACTGGAAAAACTCCCTGTCTGTCTGTTTCTCTCTCAATCCCTGCCATTTATCCTTTGTTATTCGGATATTACCCGGATTGTTGTTTCTCAAACCTCTTGGTAAACTCTTCATTTCTTTCCCTCCTTTTCTTTTAATTGCTCTATTAAATTATTAAACCGGCTGTTAATATAAATGCTGATGCCAAAAACACTACCGGCATACAACAGACATTGAGCAAACAACCACAATACACTGTCGTGTATCTGACCCATAGGTTCCGAGCATACAAAGCCGGCCACAGCCAAGGACGCTCCCAGTACAAGCATCCCCACGGCAGTTGAATACTGAATGTTTTCTTTTGTCTCCTTTCTCATTGTGCAATAATTTATATGACTTTCTATCCTTTTTTTAATACCATCAATTACACGTTTTGGATTACCCGATTCTCAAACTAACCTTTATTTTGTATGACAAAAAAGAGCCTGCCACGGAAATTAATCCGCAACAGGCTCTTGATTTTAAGAGATAGATAACCGGCAATTAATGTCGGTTACCGTGATAGAATCTTATAGCCTCATTGACATATAATGATACCGATTGCTCCTTATCCAATATAGCTGCCACGTCCTCTTCTATCATAACAAGTATTCTTTTCACACCATTAACCTTCGGTCTGCGGAGCACACCATTGCTGTCCAATATCCTATATATCGTTTGCTCAGACTTTGAAGATAATAGCAAAGATATCAATTCTAAAACGACATACAAAAAGAAAACTATATTAATTAGTTATGAAAAGCCAATGTTGAAACAAAAACCAATCTTCTTAAAAAATTGCCATTAATGCAATATTTTTTACTTGCAAGATGAATGAAGAAAATTAATAGACG